TGTCATAGCCGAACATGCCAGTGCACAGCGGGTGCTCAAGCAGGAAGAACCCTATGGAAGGATGCGGATTCTCTCTTAGCAGCAGCTTGTACTCTGGCCACATCTTGTTGGTTCTCAGTCCCAAGGTTTTATAGTGTGCACTCATCTGGCCTAGCTGACAGATGTTGCACAGCATAGCAGAGCCTCCATGTTCAAAGAGATTGTTTCTCAAATTAGCATACGTGTGATACCTGTCATCCAACTTTGAGTTTGGATGAGTTTTTATGCAAGCTGCCACAAACTTAATGACTGGGGTTAGCAAGGTGTTCTTGTAATACCAGAGTGAGTTGAATTCCTCAACGTTTGAGTGAGATGAAGTCGAACTCTTTTCAGCACTCTGCTTGGATGCAAACAATGGATATAAGGCAGCTTTTGCCTCCGTGAAAACGCTCATCATGATTCTGAGATTTCTATTTGTTATCTGCAACCTCTGTTTCTCACTAGCTTCGTCTGGTTCCCTCTCGACAGCGATTGAGATGATGCAAGAGGAGTCATCAGAAGACACTTTAGTTGTGCTAATGATGTCAAACTCAGATGATCTCAGGGAATACATGTTCCGTAGCTGTCTGGAAAGAGTTTCAGTTGTCAGATCTTCCCACAGGTACAGATACCCAGAGTGTAGCAAGCTTGACGTATAATGTAGTATTCCTTGCATCATGTTTGATCTGTTCTTCAGCATCCTTGAGCGAGGGTTCAACAGGTCAGAAAACTTGCTGAGCCCCATGTACTGAGCCTTCAGCTCTTCCATTCCAGGGTCAAAGCCATTGATGTCGGGGTTCTTATCGTACAAATCAAGCAGCTGATGGGGAAGTTCCAGCTTCTTGTTGGTGACCAGGTTAAGCACAAACATGACAGGTTCAATTAACTCATCTGGGAGCAACCTGGACAGGAAACAGCCGAAAACTGGCATGACAAATCTTTGTGCCCATGTTGTGGCATCGTCAGAGTTTATCACCGTGGCTGCTGTCCTACTCTGTCTCAGCTTTGAGATTAAGACAGAGAAGTGGGCATCTGTCCTTCCTAGCTTCTTATCACCTTTGGTCAACATTTCATTGTCCAGTTCCTCGCAAATGGACCTGCAGATAGTTTCAACGAAATGGACTACTATTCTGCATCTAAATTCTAGAACGAAGATCTCCCTGACTCCTCCAATCTGCAGCTTCTTAAAAAGGTTGCTAACAATTCCTCCATACTCTTTTTGCACCTCTATTGCCATCTTACCCACCTGTTTCATCACCTTGTGGTCGTACCCGTTAGCCATTAGCTTGATAGACGCTTCCAGGCAGGTAATTCTCTCGTTCTCTTTTGAATCTCTTACATGTTCTTCCCTCCACAGTTCTCCAGTTGCTGACTTCTTCATGGTTGCTAGCTTTTCCACATCTCTCCCAAGAAGCTTATCCATGGCCCTGTTCATTATCCAACTCTTAGGTTCCTGGTGCTTTTTCTCTATCCGACCAAGCAGAGTGTCTCCAATTGCGCAGACAAAATCAGAGTTGAATTCGTGCGAGTTCAATTGTGATCTCGACAGCGACTCAATGCCCATGGAACTTTGCCTAGCTCCCCTCATCTTCAACTCCTCATTAATAACTTTCTGGAAAATCTTCAGGAAGCCATGCATTTCTTTCGAGTCTTCCTTATTGTGAAGAACTCCAAAATAAGACAGATTCAAAGCAATTTCAAACTTACCAACTGGCTTTCCTGTGACCCACGATATGACTCCACAGTCCTTGTCTAAGGTCTTGTCGAACTCAGATAGGTCAAACTCATCTTCGGATGTGTAGCGAACTCCTGGTTTCATGTTCATCAGACAATTCACTATCCTCTTCCTCAGCCAAATGCAGAGTCTGCTTCTTGAGAATGGCTCCCATTTGGTGAGGATCTTTAGTGGGAAGTGATTTATGAAATTGTCCATTACACAATCCATATAAGCATAGCGAACTTGCTGAACTTCTTTGCTGGTCTGCTCTTTGCCCTCAAGCCAGAACAGGAGTGATGCATTGAAGTGTGACATGCAGTCCTCGGAAATGCTGCTCAAGTCTTCTGTCAGGTACTGTGAGTGTAAGGACATCCACATAGCTAGCAATGAACAGGCCTTCTCTCTAATGTACAGGTAGTGTGTGCAGGAGTGCTGGTTCAGGCTGACAAATTCGCTGATGTAAACATCACCAAAATCGTGCATTGTTTTAAAAGGCAGATCAAACTTTTCAACCATATCTTCCTTCCTGACTAGCACAGAAAAGAATATTTGAGCGTTTGGACTAGTGCTCTTGATGAGCAGATAGATGTTGTATCCTGGTAGAGTCTTGAGAATAAACTCTCCTGCATTGCAATACTGCTGCCTAGATATATTAACCTCCTGTATGATGTTTTCCAATATTTCTAGAGAGACCCCCAAGTTGGTGTCATTAAAGGCGTCAAAGTACTGCCTTGAGTCATCAGAGAATTTGTTATAGATTGATTCTTCATTCATCACTTCTAGTGCTCTCTCGTAGAGATCGGATATGTCGGAAAACATCGGCTCAAACTCACCATTCATTCCTCGCAGCCGAAACTTTCTGATGAACTTGTCAATGTCATCAACAGGGGACTTGGACAAGAAACCTTTTGATTTCTCTTGGATCACTGACTGAACAACTGAGTCTTCTCTGTACTTCCTGGACTCAATTCCTACTGTAGCTAGCTTGACCTTGTCATCTTCCTTCATTGATGGCCTTACTCTGTAATGCTTCCTCCTGCGAGTTTTGATGAAGGTGTCGTCAAAAATAGTTGGTCTGCCATCACTCTCCTTTGGGAGATCCAAGAAGGACTCTTCTATGTTTTTGGATGCCCAATCGATGCAGCTTATCCATAGCCTAGAATGAGCACGATCAGAAGTTATCCTGAGTTTACCCAGGTCAATCACCTTTTGCGCAGTGGAGCTGCTCCCTGAATCTAGTTTACAGACGAACAGGGGTAGCTGCACGACCGCCTTTGCATCACATCTGCTTGAGTTTGGATGTTCATCATGTTCCTTCCAATACTTCGCAATGACCTCTGTGCACTTCTGGTCATATTCTTTGAGCATGTCTTGTGGTTGACGCTGCTTGGCTAGCTTATCCACAATCTTCTTGTGTGCATCCTGTGAAGCAGAAAGAAACTCTCTCTTTGCTGTGTTCATGACCTGTTTCGGATGCCTACCCATCCAATCTCGCAAGTTCTCTCTGCTTATCATTGGCAATTCATCTTGCTCTTTTATGCTAAGCCTCTTTAGATCTGCAAGCATCTGCCTATGGTCCTCACTATATGATTCATTCTTCTCGTACACCCATCCTGACTGAGTAGCCAAGGATTTCAGAGTGGAACACCACTTAAACAGCTCAACAGAACCGCTCGTGTCTAGTGTTGCATCTGAGCACCGGCAAATGTTCCTGCTGACCACAATATGATGAAGCTCATAGGAATAGCCGGCTGCGTCCGCTCTCCTCCCAATCTCAGGCTCGTATATATCCTGAATCTCTCTTATCTTGCCTTGGATCATGTCATCATAATAGCATGTTTTGAGCTCATGGACTATTGCTAGCTGGCCACAAATCTCAATTTTGTCCGGTGTCAGGTAGTCAGAGGGCTCATCTAGTCGAAAGATGGTCGATAGCCTTTCGTCGGATTTGACACCGGGGAAGATATGCTGAAACACTACTTCGTGTGGCATCCTTGAAAAAGATTCATCTGGTAGAAGATACACAAGCTGGTCAATGCGGTACTCAGAGTACCTTTCGCTGAAAGATTTTGGCGGTGTGCTAGTGAAACAGATGTTGACAAATCCATTCGGTATGGTGAACGTTGCGACGGGAATGCTAACAGAGTTTGTGACCTCAGCCAGTTTTTGTTTGTCTTCTGCGTTAGAGCTCATAGTTATTTTTCTTTTTATCTTTTGT